AATTCAAAAGCTTTCATGACTCCAGGATCTGTTTTCTTTGACCAGCAATTCAGCTTTCATGTTGGGGAATCGGGAGAGAAGCTCTTCGTGATCCTTGGTTGGGATAGTGGAATCGCAATTGTAGCTAAAACCACCTCTCAACAGCATGGTCGTGGTACAACATTTGGTTGTCAACCAGCAGATAGATTTCATAATTTCTATTTACCTCAACACTCGTGCTATTTCAAAAAATGCACATGGGTTTGTCTAAATGAGTTCTATGAATTAAATGCAGTTGAAGTGTTGCAGAAAAGGTTTGCTGGTTTAATTAATCCAGTATGTGATTTAACAGAAGAAATGATTAGGAAACTCCAAGACTGCGCACTTGAAAGTGATGATTTGTCTGGTAAGCATGAGAAGATTATTCGATCTTCTTTAGTTTAGTAAATTGTGTAATTAAACCCCTTCCGAGGGGTTTTTTAATATCTTTAGATTGAAAATTAATCATTAAACCTTTATATATTATTAAAATAAACAATATTTGGGGGTGGGTATGGATTGGTTGAGAGAGAAGCTGTGGCAATTAGATGATTTCAGAAAAGCTTTTCCAAAAGTTTTTTGGTGGTTGTATTTGTTAATATTTTTAGTAATTGGTTCAGCAGTGCTGTATTTTCCTATACTGAACAAAATAGCAAATATCGACCTTGGTTATCTGGGAAGGCCTTTCTTCTCAATTATTTCAAGCAATTTTGAAGTATTAAAATTGGGAGTGTATATTGTCCCATTAATTGTCCTTTTATTAGGATTAAATTTTGCTGATAAAATCTATCAAGAACGATTAAATCAGCTTCGAAGGTTTTAATAATAATTGATTGTGAAACCCCACACCGTTGGGGTTTTTTAATGCCTAGAGGAAAGTGAAACAATGAAAATGCGTATTTTAGCCGTTGGTTTGATGTGCACCATGGCAATGGCTGGTTGTTCTCGTGATGCTCAAGTGGCTTCTAAAAACCTTTCATATGCTGCAGATAATTTTGAGTTAGATCGTCGAGTGGTTTTCTACAATGGAATTACTGGCGAATACATTTTGACAATTGAAGGCAAGTGTTCATTCGATGCTGTAAGTGAGCGTAAGGTTGATGTGACTTGTAAGACTAGTCCATCGGAATTTAAAAAGCATTCGTTGGGAATCTCTGACAATGTGACTTACTTTTCTGAGCAATTGTCCAGTAAGGGTGTGAGTGCCTACCATTACAAAGTTGCATTCAAGCCACAGTCGATTATTCCTGACGTTGATTTGAAAGTGAATTAGCTTATGGATAGACAAGAAGCACTAAGCAATCTCAAGTGGTATGAATCAGAGATCAATAAGTATCAAAGCTTATCTCGTGGTCTTATGACTCGTGATGAAATGATTGTTATCGATCGAAAGATTAGTCAGTTAAAAGAATGGTCTAAAACAATTAGAAGTATGTTGAGTGATTGATATGACATGCCAAGGCTGTGAACAACGTAGAGAATGGATAAGGAAACAAAGTGAACGAGCAAAAGAACGAATGCGGTTGTGCTTGCAGCGCCTTACTGGTCAAGCTGGTAGAGATGAACAATCAAGTGATGCAACAAAGCTACAAGGTAATCGAACAGAACAATCAACTCATTCAGATCAACAACGAACAGGCAGCACAGATTAATCACTTGCTAGAGCATTTGGATTTGGATAGTGAGAGTGAGAGTTCTGGGTATTTGGATGGGTGACTATGGCTATTCATGTTAAAGAGATACATCAAAAGCAAATCAATGCGCATCTAAGTGACGCAGAAACAAAGCAGGCAATCTTAGAGTATGTGTTAAGGCAACACGATATTGGTGATGCTGAATATAAACATAGAGCTTTTATAACCAGTAATCTTCATTCAATAGGCAATAGTTATGAAGGTCGCTGTGAAATCACAATTGAATTGGGTGAAAGTGTTGAGTTGAATAAGGAGGCTGACAATGCCTAGAGCCTTAATACTAAAACGGGTAGTTAACAATAAGAAGTGCGTTGCTATTCATGATGCTGAAACTGGTGAGATTCTAGCTGATCAATTGTCTTGTGAGATTGTGAATAAACCAGATGAGCCGCTTCATGCAATCGTCAAGATTGGATTGTGCGGAATCAATAAGATAGTTGGTGATGATGAAACTGCAACGATTACAAACCAAGCTACAAACAATCAATCCCAAACCAAAGAGTGAATTAAGAACTTCATGGCGTGATGGCAAATCATCTACTCAACGTGGCTATGGTTATAAGTGGCAACAGTATCGCTTGAAGTTTTTACAGTTGAATCCGCTTTGTATTTATTGCGAAAGAATAGGACAGGTTACAGAGGCGACTGTAGTGGATCATATCAAGCCACACAAAGGCGATAAGACATTGTTTTGGGATACTACGAACCATCAAAGCCTTTGTGCTTCTTGTCACAGCTCAGTAAAACAATCTGAGGAAAATCAATAATTTAATGAGAATTATTATCATTTGGCAGGGGGAGGTAAAATCTTGAAATATTTGAAAATTTCTAGACCGCCCACCATCTCATTTACAAAAAAAATTCTGTTTTCAAAAAAAGTTAATCAAAAAGTTAACTCAAAAGCTAAAGGTGAATTATGTCATTAACTGCAAAAATGAGAAAATTTGCTCAGGCTGTAGTTAGTGGTCTAAGCAATAAAGATTCTGCAATTACAGCAGGTTACAAAGAAAATAACGCAGGCGTACAAGGTGCAAAACTTAGAAACAACCCCGACATTATCAGCTATATCGAAAAGTTAAAGGCTGACAAAAAGTTAACTTCTGACACTCAAAAAGTTAAAGTTGAGAAAGAAAAAGTTAAAGCTGAAAACTTTGTTGAAGTTGTGAGTGTTGAGCGTATTGAACCCGAAGTTGAACAGGCGAATGGTCAATTTGTTGGTCGAGATGATATCGCCATTGGTAGTATTGATGATCCACTTGAGTATTTAAAAACAATTTGGACTGATCTTGATGAAGATCCTGATTTAAGACTCAAAGCTGCTCAAGCTGCAATGCCTTATGTGCACGGAAAAGTCGGTACAAAAGGCAAAAAAGAAACTCAAAAAGACGAAGCAAGAGATATTGCTGGCGGTGCAGGTAAGTTTGCAACAAGGGCAGCACGAAAACGATATAGTTAGGTGATTTATGGAATGGACGACTTCTTGCAAAGATTGGGAAGAGAAGATTGTCAAAGGTCAATCCTTAATTCCATGCAAGCCACTGTTTGAAGATGAAGCTGAAATGGCTTTAGATGTTTTTAAAAGCCTGATTGTCACGGATGTAATGGGTCAACCAACCATGGGTGAAATCACACGCCCTTGGGTATTTGAATTCGTCTCTGCAATCTTCGGTGCTTATAGTGAAGAGGATAGTCGCAGACTGATAACTGAGTTTTTCCTACTTATTCCTAAGAAGAATTCTAAATCAACGTTGGCAGCATTCATCATGCTTACAGCCTTGATTATGAACGATCGTCAGGCAGCAGAACTCATTATTTTGGCACCGACCAAAGAAGTTGCAGACAATAGTTATGTGCCAATTCGTGAAGCGATTAATGCTGATCCTGAATTAAAATCACTCTTAAATATTTCAGAATTTACAAAAACAATTACACACAGGAATACCAATGCCACCTTGAAAGTCGTAGCTGCTGAATCTAATACAGTTGGTGGTAAAAAGGCGTCATGGATTCTAATTGATGAGCTTCATTTGTTCCAAAAGAATTCAGGCGCTGCTGCTATGTTTCGTGAAGCAACAGGTGGTTTAGCGAGTCGTCCTGAAGGTTGTGTGATTTACTTAACAACACAATCAAGTGAAGTGCCTTGTGGTGTATTCAAACAAAAATTGGATTATGCGCGTGATATAAGAGATGGAATCAAAGAGAACAGAAAATTTCTACCTTTGATTTATGAGTTTCCAAAGAAAATGATTGAGGATGAAGAACATCTAAATCCTGAAAACTTTCATATTCCCAATCCGAACTATGGTTCTTCTGTAGATCCAGAACAGCTAAAAGATGACTTTGAACAAT